TTATAAATAGACTAGCAATAAGGAGAAAAGAATATGGCATTAGAGAGGACTTGTAAACGCTGTGGTAAGTATTTCGACCCAAAAGTAGAATGGCAAAAATTCTGCGAACCTGAATGTCAAAAGCTCTATTGGAGAGAGCTCTTTCAAGATAAGGCAACAGTCAATAAACGAATTGAGAAGCTGGAGGAACAATTGAAGGCTTCTCAAGAGCAGACAAATAAAGACAAGGAGGTGACTGGAGAAGAGGTGAAAACTTAATATTATGAGGTTGTGTGCAGGGGGCTTTCGAGAAAAAGCTATGGTAGTGCATTCATAGCTACTAGTGCATCGGAGCCCCCACGGCACACAGGGCAAAGGCAAAGAGCAAAAGGAGAGCAAGATGGAAACATACAAAAAAGAAGTAAGAGTGTGGATTACTATTGATGAGATTGTAGATAGATTAGAATTCAACGAACAAAGACTTATAATCAAGCCGGTCGTTGGTAAGCTAATTGAATATTATGATGGACTTTATGCAGGTGCAGTCAATCATGAAAAAGAATTCAAAAAAAAGGGAGATGAACATTTAACTAAATGGCAAGGGAAAAGAAAGAAAGCTCTAAAAGAAATTCTCAAGGTCTTAACTGAAATACTAGTTCAACTTGATAAGCTTAACGAACCACTTAAATCTTATCATAATAATTGCATGGGCTTTCAATTTGAAGTTAAAACTTAAAAGGAGAGACCTAAATGCTAAAATTAAAGATTAGTCACAAAGGTAAGGTTTACGAGTGGTTGGAAGCTATAGATGCACTTATCGATGAATATACTGGCGGAAAAAAATGTCTGGATTGTCCACTATGTCTAGGTCGCAGCGATTGTAAAGATTGTATTTGGGTAATTATAGAGCGCGAAAATTGTTATGACTTTTCAGAAAGATTAGGGTTTGGCTTTGTACCAGCGCTGCACAAACACGAAAGAAGATGGCAAGAACTTAGACTCCCCATGCTTAGACGTTGGAAAAAGATATTAAAGGCTGAATTAAAAAGGAGAGTAAATAATGCCTGAAACACTAGCACTCCAATGTACTGTCATGACACTCGTCGGCATATTCGCTCTATTATTATTGATATCAAAACTTGGGAGGAGAAAAAATGGAAAAAGATAGGAAAGACCCGTTTATATTCGGTCCTTACGATCCTCACGCAGATGAGGAAGAAGATGAGTGTATTGTATGCGGTGGCCCTATACCAGAAGAGCGGACAGGAAAAGATACCTGTTGTGAACTACATGATTTATTGGCGTACAGTGAAGAAGAACTGCAGAGAGATTGCGAATGATTACCATATCAGATATCAAGCGGTATAAAGCTAGCCTGAAAATGAAAAAGAAATCAAGATTAATTGATGAATATCAGGCAGAAATGAACAAAAAACTCAGGGATACAAATATAGCTGTATTCCTTGAGCGAGAGAAGAATTAAGGGGGAAAAAGTAATGGAAATAGATTATCCAACAATAGGCCAAAGGTGTGTAGGTACGACTAGGCAAGGAAAGAGATGTAGATTGCCAGCCTATACAATAGCTGGTGGACTAGCTGTCTGTCCATATCACATCAAGCAGGCTGTTGAATTGTTTAGAGAAGCATCAAGTCGAGAAGGGAACGGAAAGTTTAAATCAGTTTTTGATAAGGCAAGAGATGATTCTATTTATTATTAAATAATTAAAAGGAGAGTGAGAGATGAAAATAAAACTTATAGAATTAGACATGACTAAATCTAAAGGACATGAGCATCCTGATATTAATAGAGACAAAGAATACCTAATTTTATACGATGGGACTTTATATGCAGGAACGTTTACCCGTCAATGGTATGGCTGGAATTTTAATGAGGTCTATCATGCGGGTGTTCAATTTGACGAGCCTGGAACAAACATGAGTAGTTGGCAACAAATATGGGAAATCAAACGTATAAAGGAGGAAACATGACAGAAAAAAAGAGCAAAAAAAAAGAATTAGAAAAAGTCAAAAGTGAGAAGATTATGCTCACGGCCAGTTTTGGCGATGTTTACATCAAGGCAACGAAAGACGGTCAAATTATGCGACCCGTTAGGGCACAGATGGCATTATTCAAAGATATGGGACATTTCTATAAGGTCAAAAATAATGAATACGGCATAACGAAACCCGGGTATAAACATCTCAACAAGGTTGCCTCAATAAGCATAGTGACACCTAAGTCTGTAGTAGTAGACGGCAAAGAGCAGCCGAATCCACATATTGAACGCAATCCAAAAACAAAGCTTATAGAGAGCGTATTCATTCGCAAAATGGGTGTTGGTTACAGTCCGATGGGGAATATTGTAGTCGTAGACAAGACTTTGCTCTACAATATTTATTCTTATTTCATTGAGTCCATACAGTCTAAAATGAAAAAAGTAAAGTGGGGCAAAGACAATAAGCCAACAAAAGAAAAACTCCATCCGGATTGCGCTGTAATCGGCACTGAAGAAGACAAGCCAGAGAAGGGTAAATGGGCGTTTTATGAGACTGTCTCACCACTTGGATTATGGATTAATTATGAAGACCAGGCAATAATCGACTGCCTTAATGAGCACACGCAACGTCAGAGATTCGGCGATCGCATCGCACAGACAATTGTTGAGCGCAACATCCTCAAAGACCATCCGGCGATAGGTATTGATAAGGTACAACCACAGACAAACGGAAAGAAAGCGTTTGTTGATGTATATGGTTATAGACACGAAAATGACCCGCAGCAGATAAAAAACATCATGAATCAAGCAGAGAAAGGAAGTGAGACTATCGATATACAAGCAGAAGTTATAGATGAGATAACGCAAGAAGAAGAGACGGATGCGATCAAAGAGGTAAAAGAGGAGGTGAAAGAGGAGGCTGGTAATAAAGAAGAAGAAAAGAAATCGCCAGCAGAGATGAATGACCCGAGCGAGGATCCAGGATTTGAACTGACACAAGAGGAGGAGAAGTGAGCGGCGAAAAAGCAAACAAAGAAGAAATATTATACACACATTTAAATGAAATAGCGGCAGAAATGTCCGCTAAGTTAGACGCCGAACGTCCTGCGAGAGAGCCATCGAATCACCTGGAGAGAAACTGGGCTTCTGAGATACACCATCCATGCCTTAAAAACCTTGTGCACTGCAGGGTCGATTGGAAGCAAAGGCAGGCGATGGATATAGACGGACGCTGGAGAGTAGAGGAAGGCACGGACAAAGAGTGGATGGTCAAAAAATGGTTGGGCAATATAGGATTCGAACTCTCTCAATCGCAACGATATTTTTCAACAGATGATGTGGGATTAGAAAAATATAAGAATCTGCACATAAGCGGCAAAATAGATGGCGCTAATCCACTGAACAGGATATTACCAGAACCGTTCGCATCGCTTAAAGAAGTCCCGACTGAAATAAAAACGACAAGCCCCCATTATTGGCAGTCGACCGAGACTATAGAAGACTTGAAACGCCATCCTAAATTCTGGATAAACAAAATACCGAGCCAGCTCAATACCTATTTAGTATTTATGGGGTTGCCTGGGGGGTTTATTATCCTTGCGACTTTCGGGAAGAAACTACGTATCTTGCCTATGCTATTTGACCCCGAACTATGGAAACATGATAAGTCAAGGATTGAAAAAGTAAACGCCCATGTAGAGGCTGGCACTTATCCCGAGCCTATTCCTTATGACACAACTGTGTGCGGCATGTGTGATTTTAATCATCTATGCACACCACTTAAATCAACCGATATCATAGACGAATCTGAGATTAATGAGATGGAGTTACAGATATATCTTGAAGAAGAAGAGAGAGCGAAAAACTTTGAAAAACTCAAAGCTGATTTGATAGGCAATATAGAGAAGCCAGGTAAATATTTCGGCAAGAGTGCGTTTTGCGGTGACATAGAAATTAGCACAACCAAATCAATGAGGTATAAATATCCTGGCATCCCTAAAGAAGTAAAAAAGCCTTATGAAGTTGATTATGAACTTGTTCAGACAAGCATAAAAAGGATAGATAAATAAGGAGGCATTATGGAAAATAAATTATCAATAATTGTTAAAGAAAGTGGCTTAGAGAAAACTAAGGCTCAAGTTTTGCTTGACAATTTCAGCACTTATTTTCAAATCGCTGGAGAATGGGAGAAAAAGGCTAAGACAATCATAGTCAGAAACGCAAGCCAGGAAGCTGAAATGAAAATGGCGAGAGTCGGAAGGCTGTTTCTCATGAAAAAAAGAACCGCTATTGAACACACAAGGAAAGACCTCAAAGAGCAATCTCTCAGAGAAGGAAAAGCAATTGACGGGATCGCAAATGTATTAAAAGCTCTTATAATCCCAATTGAAATGTATCTCGAAAAACAGGAAAGGTTTGTTGAAATCAAAGAGGCTGAAGAAGCG